GAAGAAAAGCGCGGTGTTTTTGTACTTTTTTTAAACAATAAAGTTAAATCTAAATGTACTTATGCACCAAATGCATAAATGGTACTGAGTTATTAAATATTAGACAATTCTTAATTTGATAAAAAAAGGCGGTATGTAAAAGATACACACCGCCAATTTACCGCCACATGATAAACAAAAAAAATTAAATAATTTTATAAATCATGCACTTACTTGGTGGAGGCGGCGGGAATTGAAAACGCCGCCGTATGGTTTTTAAACAGACAACAACTTGGAAATCAAGGCCTGCAGCGTGCCTGAAGTTTTTTAATTGGCGCTGACTGGCGGTTTTTGGCTGTGTTGACCGCCAATTTAGCGCCAATATGAGCTAATCAGGAATTGAACCGGCGTCCACATTGATCATAGGATTTAACTTAATAGCATCCTGCAGATGATCAGGCGACAAATGTGCATAACGCATGGTCATGGATATATCAGCATGCCCCAAAATCTTCTGCAGCGACAAAATATTCCCGCCATTCATCATAAAATGACTGGCGAACGAATGCCGCAGGATATGACTGCACTGCCCTTTCGGTAAATCCAGATCAGTCCTGCCAACCGCCCGCCGAAACGAGCCAATACAATTGGTAAATACCCGGTCATCCGGGTTTTTATACCTGGCGAACTTCATCAACTCGCCATAAAAATCGTCGGATAAGGGAATCGTTCTGGTTTTCTTGCCCTTAGTAAACTCATACGTCACCCGGCCATAATGGAGCTGTTTAAACCGCAGCTGCTCAGCTTCACCCCAACGGGCCCCAGTCCGCAAACATAACTGCGCCACATAATAAGTAGACTCGTTATCACAGCCAGAACTTATCGTATCCATCAATATCTGGATCTGCTCAACCGACAAATAAGACAGCTGACGCTCCTGAATCTTAATAAAATCCACTTCAGCGATCGGATTTTCATAATCGATCACCTTCAGTTTGCGTAACTTATTAAACAGCGACGACAAATAGCCGTGATGATTGTTAAAAGTCTTCTGCGACAACCCAGCACGCAGCCTGGCCGCCCGATACTTCACAAAATCCTCAGCCGTCAACCGACTGGCCACAGGATTCTTTAACGCCGTAGCCATATCCAGCAAACACACCCGCCGCCGCTCACCATCTGCCAAATTCATGCCGTGATAGATAAACCACAACTCAACCAGCTCTTTTAAACAGCGCTGATCCGCATTGGCATTAATCTTGGTCGCATATCGGGCCAGATACTCACGCTCGAATGATTCAGCGGTAATGCGATCCGAAAAAGACTTTCTGACACGCGGCACACCCTGCCTATCAACCTGCACCAACCATTTACCGTTTTTATCTTGTTTAACAGTCACTTAATACACTCTATACGTATGTGTGCGCGCGGGCTGCGGATTGATAAAAAAATTTTCGGAAAGGCCTTCGGAAAGTCATTACCAACATAACCAACTCAGCAGCTTTTTTAATATCAACAGCATTTTCAAAGACTTACAACTAAAAAAACGGTTATGAATGTCATTACTTTTACATAACCAGAACATAACTTGGTAATGGCATTGAGTAATGGTTTGGTAATGGCACTTATTACGCTATAAAAAACTCTGTAAGCCTTATCAGATAAGGACTTGTGACAAATCGTCAAAAAAGCCGGTTATGCCAAGTTATGGCTTGGTAATGTCGTTAAAACATCAAAAAAACACACGTAAGCTATTGAATTAAAAAAAAATAATAACCTTACAGATGATTTAGGTAATGCTGGTAATGACTTTCCGAAGGCCTTTCCCAAAAAAATTATTTTTAAGCGGCATCATTCGCCTGTAAAACCAGCTCGCCAGCCGCAAATTTTGCAGCGACTAAAGGCTGCGACAACTGATATAAATCCACATACCCATAATCATCACCGGCCACTGCCCCGGATTGCCGCAAAGACTCTTCAACCGCCCTGGCAGCCAACCACCAAAAATCTTGCACGGTGTTAGCGTCTATCGTTTCGAAAAACGGCAATAAAAACCGGCTATGGTTTGCCGGTACAGACTCGGTCAACATTTCACCGCACCCAGTCATCAACCAGTCAACACTGACAGAAAACACATTGGCCAAAGCCCGCAACAATGACCCACCCAACGGCGTATCGCCCCAAATGTAATTATTGATAGTCCTGGCCGATATGCCGGTTTTCTCTTCCAGGGTGGCGGGTGTTTCATTTAACGCATCAAGTAACTGCAGAAAACGTTGAATTTCGGCTGACTTTTGTTTTCTTGTCATACAAACCCCTCACGTAGATACTTTTTTCGCTCGCTCGCTCGCTCGCTCGCTCGCTCGCTCGCTCAGCTTGGCTATCGGCTTCGGACTCCTTTGCGCAAAGCTCAGCCATCCGCCGAATGGTTCGCTTATCCTCCTCCGAGCAATGCTCGAAATAATCCAGCAAATCTGCCTTGTCTGGAGTAAATGCATAGCCAGCCTGCTTCTCAGCAATGACGGATTTAATACCGGTAATGATGTAGCTCACATCAGCACCCACGCGGGCGATAGCTTCTAAAAAACTCGCCTTTGGACTGGTTTTGCCTTTCTCGTAATCAATTACCGTTTTTTTGGTGGTCCCTGCCAATCCAGCAAAATCAGGTTGAGTAAATCCAAGCCGTTCGCGCTCTTCTTTCAACCGATTTTCAATAGTCACTTATTTGTTACCTTTTCTATTGACAGGTAACTATTTTGTTACTATGATTTACCCATAGATAATACAAACGTTACCCAAACATGACCCAACCACAAAGTATAGACAAAAACGTGACCATTGCCAGCCGTAATCGATTACGTACAGCCAAGCAAGCCAAGTCTTACTTAAAACGTAATGGACTGACTGTGCCCATGTTCTGCAAGCAGCACGGCTTTAAAGAAAAAACCGTTTACCGGGTGCTGAATGGCGAAAGCAAATGCCTGTATGGCGATGGTTACAAAATCGCCGTGGCGTTAGGCATGAAAGCGCCTGACAGTGGTAACCATTTTGTTACTCGGTAACAAAAAACGCTATGGGCTTGATAGCCCGAAATTTGAGGAGAAACCAATGATTGAATTCGATTATGACTTTGTAATAGAAAACGGCTTATGGCTTGAAGACCAAGGTTCGCGTTTCAGTCGTTACCTGCTGAATGACGCCTCTGTTTGGGTTGATCACTACGAAACAGACATTGTCAACGACCCTTCAGACGTCGAGTAAGCCATGAAACTCCACGCCACCCTAAAACAGCAAGGACCGCTCACCCAAAAAGAAAGTGACGTCCTGCTGCTGATCTGCGAAGGCAAGATGCGCAAAGAGATTTGTCGCGTCTGTCACCGCAGTTACGGGTGCGTCAGCAAACAGATTGAAGCCATTGCCGAAAAACTCGGCGCCCACAGCGCCGCCGAAATCGTTGCCAAAGCGGTGGCTAACCATTACGTCGATATCACGATCAAAATTTGGCTGCTGGCCATGCTCTGCCAGTGCTGTTTGATGGATGACGACAGCAGAAGGCCGCCAAAAGCGGCGCGATCCAATGTCACCCGCTGCCACACCCGGCAGCAAACCCCGCGTTTTCAGCGAGAGTCTTGAGGAGGATTCATGCAATTACAAACCACGCTAAACAAACTAAGCAAAGTAACTGGCCATGCTGATGAGTTTATAGCCGCCAATGCGCAATTATTGCCCAAACGCCGCAGCAAACTGATTGACCTGGCCACTGTGTCTTTGATGCAGTTCGAAGACCACCTGTTTCACTGGGATCAATTGCGCAACATCGTCATTGAACGCGTGGGCATGTTCGAACACGGAAAAATTCCCTGGTTTATCGATATCGACCGCAGTAGCAGCACCGTTTTAACCATCACACACGATAGAGGCCAACACATCAAGATGGATGTGGGTCAGATTTTACTATCCACCTTGATCAGCGTTTATTAGGAGATTGATATGTCAGTACAACAACCGATGGATTATGTATCACACAAACATGATCGTTTATTCGACAAGCGGATTATTCAAAACAACCCATCTGAAAATTATTTTGAATACCTGCAAAACAAAATCACCGCCAAAAATAACCACATCGAGTATTTGAACGAACAGCTGGATAACCAACGCATTGACCTGATCAGTTACCGCGTAGCGTTAGTGGGTTTGATTGCTGCGCTTGGCATGACCTTATATCAATGGCTGGTGGTCTGTGGCGGCTCAGCCCCGGTCTGATGGCTGGGTAACACCAGACCAGCTGAACGACAAAACCAAAAACGAACTGTGGATCGGCCTTAAAAGCATAGACCCGGCACTAGCAGACATGCTGGTCAACGATCCCAACTTAACAGCATTAAAAAACGCCTTTTCGGCCACCGTGCGCTTTACCCGTGAAAACGCGCGTCAGTACGTCATTGAAGGCCGACGAATACTTGAGGAGAGACGCAATGAACGATTACATGATTGATATTGAAACGCTGAGCACTCAGCAAGATGCAGCGATACTCAGTATTGGAGCCTGCCAGTTTGATATGGAAACAGGCAATATAGGCGAAACATTCACCAGACATATTGCGTTAGATGATAACCCTCTTCGCGGCCATATAAGCGCAGATACCGTTAAATGGTGGTTAAAACAAGACGAACAAGCCCGCATGGCAATTGCAGATAGCAAAAACATGAGAAAACTAGCTTCGTGTTTATTTGATCTTCGCGAATTCATACCCAAAAACAAAGAAATCAAAGTTTGGAGCAACGGCTCTACCTTTGACCTGGTGATTGTCCGTAATGCCTTGGATAGACACGGCATGATGACACCCTGGAAATATTGGCAGGAGCGAGACACCAGAACTCTAGTTGATATTGCAGAGCGCATTACGGGGATTAATGTTTCAAAAACAGCCACCTTCATTGGCGTTAAACATGATGCTTTATCTGATGCAATTCACCAGTCAGGTTACATAAGCCACGCATACAACCTAATCAAACAAGGATAGTCGCCATGAACCCACTTAAAAAACAAATTGGCGGCAGCCACTACAAAACGATGGTGATACAGCCTGGTGAATTCAGTCATCAAAACGGCTTTGGATTCTTCGCTGGTTGCATCGTTAAGCGCCTAAGCCGTTACAACCACCCCACCGGCAAAGGCTTGGAAGACATCGAAAAAGCCCTGCACGAACTGGACATTTTGATTGATCAGCACCGCAAAGGCTTTGTCTACGATGCCAACACCGAACAAGCCATCCGCGCCTCGGAGTTTTGCACCGCCAACAACATCGACGGCAAGCGCCGCAAGATTATCGAAAAACTCACTGCCTACTATCACGCTGAACCATTACTGAAGTATCTATCAGACGCGCGTGAAGCATTGGATGAGCTATTGCAGGAGTTGATATATGCCACACCAGTCCATTCGTAGCGATAAAGCCTGGTTACGGCAATGGCTGCCATCCGCCACGTCAGACCAGATTTTTAGATTTACTGAACGCGTCGGCATGAAAGTTGACGATGCCAATCCACCGCCTGATGTGCTGGCTAAAGCCAGAGATGAAGCGTTAAAGGAATTGCGGTTTTCCCATGATTGAAAAGATCAACCCCCAAATCATTCAGCGCCTGCAATCGCCGCCGTATAACGCCAAGCAGCGCGGCGAACACCTGCGCGAAGGTGTTTGTCCGAGTTGTGGCAAAAAAACCCTCTGGACTTGGACAGCCACGCCGGGTGTGATTCAGTGCAACCGTACTAACAATTGCAATTTTGCAGCCACCAGCAAGGACTTATTCCCAGACCTATTCGAGAACCTCAATAAAAAATACCAAGCCACACCAGAAAACCCCAACGCCACTGCCGACGCTTACCTGCATTTAATCCGCGGTTTTGACCTGGCTAAAATTAATGGTTGGTACAGCCAAGGCAAATACTGGCATCCGCACGGCGACAAAGGCACGGCCAGCGTCCGGTTTTACCTGGATGACAAGCACGAAGTCATGTGGGAACGCCTGATTGATGACGTGACCATCAGCGCCGAAGACGGCGATAAGGAAACCCGTAACAAAAACTTCAAAGGCAGTTTCAAAGGTTTGTGGTGGCAGCCGCCCGGCTTGGTGATCAATTCCGGCGACCGCGTGTATTTGTGCGAGGGCATTCTGGACGCTATCGCCTTAAACCTTAACGGCCTTAAAGCGTGCGCGATTATGTCATCCGGTACTTTCCCTAGTGAGGCCATAAAGCCGCACCTGGGCAAGGATGTTAAATGGATATTGGCCCTGGACAACGACGCCACTGGCCGCCGTTGCCTGCGCAAACATGCCGAGCGTTTACGGGAGATGAAAGAAACGGTCGGCGCGATTATTTCATCCGAAACGGAAGAAAAAGCCGACTGGAACGACCTGCATAAACTGCGCAAACTCACCGAAGAGGATCTGCGCCACTACCATTATTTAGGCCGCGTCGAGCTGGCAAAAAGCTATGTGCAAAAAGCCCTGGTGATGTGGGAGCACGATCCGCGCCGCACCTTTTTTGTGTTTACCTTTGGAAACAGCACTTACTCGTTCAAGATCGACCCCACCGAGTATGAAAAAGCAGTTACAAAAGAGCACGAAGAAGACCCTTTAAAAGCAGAAAGCCGAGCCTTTGCCCATGCCTCCAAGATTAAAGAAATTGCCACATTCAAAATGGATTTCTTATATTTCCAACAGCCAGAAAACGGCGAGGACGGCCAGTATTTTTTCCGCTTTAATTTCAGCAACCATGCACCGGAGATACAACTACCTTTCCCGGGTAAAACATTCGGCGCGTCTGGCGACTTTAAAAAAGCGGCGATGCAAAAAGCCCCTGGTGCGCAGTTCACCGGCTCCGGTCCTGATCTGGATTACCTCTATAAGAGTTGGATGGGGAAAATACCAAAAATTGTCACCACTCTTGATTATGTTGGCTATGACCGTGCAACACAGGCCTATGTGTTTCCTGATTATGCGGTACAGGGTGGGAAAATCCTCAACGTCAACAAAGAGTCATTTTTCCAGCTGAAACAAGGCGGCATCAAAACCACCGTCAACATCAAACAAAAACTCAGCATCAAACAGCCTGTCGACTGGCTCAGCTATTATCAAACCGCGTTTGGCGTGGGCGGCTTGGTGGCGTTGTCGTGGTGGTTTGGCTGTTTATTTGTCGAACAAGTCAGGCATTTACACCGCAGCTATCCATTTATGGAAGTGGTCGGCGAAGCCGGATCAGGTAAATCCGACATGGTGGATTTTTTATGGAAGCTGTTAGGCCGCGAAGGCGAATCTTTCAACCCCAACAGCTCCACACTGGCAGGTCGTACCCGCAAAATGGCGGAAGTCTCCAACTTGCCGGTGGTATTCAACGAAACCGACAACGAACAACTGGCCGAAAACGCCCACCAAAAACGCTTTAATTGGGACGAACAAAAAGACCTGTTTGACGGTGAATTTGGCCGCGTCACCGGGCAAAACACCCAGGACAACAGCACCAAAAAACCCATTTTTAAAAGCGGCCTGATGATCGTGCAAAACGTGCCGGTGATTGCTTCCGAAGCGATCATGACCAGGATCGTGCATTTAACCTTTGATCGATCACACCACAGCATGGACGGAAAGTTTGCATCAGACCGCCTGAACATGCTGGATGTGGAACAAGTCAGCGGCTTTTTGCTGCACAGCGTCAGCAAAGCCGAAGCGGTGATGAAGCAGTTTACCGAGTCGTTTAAAAAGCACCGCATCACCCTGCAACAAAACCCCGGCATCAAGCTGCAAAGGATCGTCGAGAACCACGCCAAGATTATGGCGTTTGCCGATTGTTTAAAGCTGGTCATGCCGATTCTGGATCGAGACATTTCCCGCATCGACACCACGCTGATCAATATGGCCGTGGATAGGCAATTGTCGCTGAATGAAGACCATCCAATTGTTCTGCAATTTTGGGCACTGTTTGATTACCTAAACAGCCGCGCCAGGGTGCCAGGTGATTACGACGATGATTTAGTGCCGCCGATTGAATCTGGTAAGAACTTACTTAATCACAGTCATCATCCAGAAACAGAAATTGTAGTCAACCTGGAACATTTCCGCCGCGCCTGTGTGGAGATGAAACAGGAGGTCATAGATAGTAAAGAACTTCGCCGATGGCTGCCAACCAGCCGCAAGCGTAAATATTTAGGTAATTGCAGCGTCAAGAGCGTTTTAGAAGGTCGGAACGTGTGGGGCTGGCGGTTTGAGGCTTGAGGAGAAAATTATGAAAAACATGAACGAACCTATTGATTACTGGGCGGAAGACGACTTTGAAGATACCGTTTCCGCCGGAATTATCGCTTGCTTTGAAAGTAATATAAAAAAGAATAATAACGTTGCTGGAAATGATCGATTGAAAGATGAGCACTTAAAAATTGTTAGGTCATCAGGACTGTACTTCCCTAGCAATAGCCGGATTGTTTTGTATGAGCAAAATAATGGAAATTATTATTTTGATGTCAAAAACGACAAATTACCAAAGTCAGGATGTATTGCAACTCGCGCGGATTTAGACGAAACACCAGGAAAATATCATGGGTATTGTCAAATTTATTATTATCGTCAGGTTAATGATTTAGGCAAGAATTGGCACAAGCGCGGACCAGGAATCTCATACGAGATTTTTAATATATATATGACAAATGATTGCGTGGAAGGTGAGAGGGCGTTTATAACAGTTAGTAATTCAGGAGAAATAAAAGCCTGCGATAAATTAATGTCTGATGTTAGAGGATATATGCCAGGCGTTAAAGTAAATATGTTGTCACTGGCATCAATACAGCCACACATTATTTCTGAAAGGGAAATTAATTCATATTTTATGCTGCAATATTTATCCGACAGAAAGTATTGCTGGTCAATTACTGCCCAAGAAAAAATAGCGAAAGTACATTTAGGGTGCATGAACGAAGAAATAAAATCACTTCTTTATGCGCGTAGCCTACCGATGACGGAAACTGGAAGGAAACGCCCCATATTGCATTTAGTTGAAGCGCATAAGCGCCGCATGAAAAATGGAACCGATATTGATGTAACTCAATTTTTGAGGGGCACTCAGACAGTTGAAATGGCTGGTACTTTATTTACTGTAAATCCACCTAAGAACATATACCCTAACATAACAAAACCCAGCCAAGAAAAATACTACAGTGCGCCGAACGCTACGCTGATCATGGATGATGGGGTAGTGTTATGACCTTCAAACCCATCATCGAATGTGACGGCTGCGGCGAAGAGCTTGAAGTGTCGTCCATGGGCTTTAAAGCACTTGCCAAATCTGCCCTAAAAAATGCAGGGTGGATTACTGATCCTCAACAACTCGATGCGCATTACTGTTCAGATTGCTGGGAAGACATGAACGAAGACGACGAGGATGAATCATGAAAACCATCATGCCCGCCCGTCAACAATGCAAAACAGACTTTCTATTTTGCGAGTTCAAACGCCAGATTGCTGATGTTTCTGATCAGGCTTTGAAAAATCTGGAAAGCAATTACGCCAACGATCAAAAAAAAGCAGCCAGACAGAAACTGGCGGCAATCCGCAAAGAACAAGAACGCCGCAAAAAGGAGGCCGCCCATGCCAGCACCTAAACGCATCCATTACGACGAACACAAGGACCGCATCATCCGTAACGCCTATCAATCAGGCACAAACTGTTCCGGTTTAGTCAAACAAGCCGCGCAGCGCCTGGGCATATCATCAACCAGCATTCACAGGCGTGCTTGTGTGCTGGGTGTCGTGCGGTTCAGCAAAAAAACACAGATTTACTGGACCGATCAGGAAACAGAAATCCTCGAACAGTTTTCCCACCAAACCCCAAACTGGATTATCGAAAAACTGATCAAGGCAGGCTTCAAACGCCGCACCGAGCACAGCATATTGCAAAAGCTCAAAGTGCTAGGCATCACGCAAAGACAAGCGCGTGTCGATGCAGGTATTTATACCTTGTGTGAGCTGTCGCGGTTATCCGGCATCACCACTCGCAGCCTGGCCAGTTACATCCAAAAAGGTTGGCTGAAAGCGGAAAAGCGCAC